CCTAACATTCCTTCACCACCTAAAGTCATATTATAACCGTTACTATTATTAAAATAAATGTATGAATTGTTTTCTTTTATGAAGTATTCTTCCATTGATTTTAAGCAATGTTTACTGTCTTTGGATTGATATATAATTTGCCAATCAAAATTTTCTTTACCATATTTTCTAATTGCTTTATGAAAAACATCATTAAAACCTTTGGATTTTTCATTAGAACTATCACTTAGATGTCTTTGTTTTCTTTTTGGCCAATTAGAATCAAATCCAATATAGACTTTACCATTGATGGTGTTTGTTGCTTTATAAATAGAATAAATACTTGTCATGAGGTAAATTTTTATGATATGTTGTTAGTTATAACAGTATTTATGTTGAAAAAGACCAAAAGAATGGTAACTTAACAACCTTAAAGGAGCGTTATGAGCGTAAAACGAGGACTAAGTAAACAACAAAGACTCTATTATGAACATAAAAATAAGGATAAAGTATTACAAGAATTACAAGAAAAAGTAAGAGAAACAAAAGATTACGAAGATGTTGTTTTGATATCACCCTTCGACCCACACAGGATATCATTTTACAACTGACATAAATATAACAATAATAAATTGTGTAAAAAAAAATGACAACACCTATTACTGGCGCTATATCTCTAGCAGACATAAGAACCGAACTTGGTTTAAGTGGTGCTATCAGTTTAGGTGACACAAAAGTAAAAAACTTATTAAATCAAAATACCGATTTAAATAGTGGTCATGCTGCAAAATATATTGGTTCATCAACCACAAATGTAAATTTGTTTTCAACAATGGGTTCTCCGGGAACTGCAACAACATACAAAGCGTATATTGATTCTGGAGTTACAATTGGTGGAACATCAGGTAGCACAGCATTAACTGTAGGACAATTCCCTTCAGGTTCATCTGTCATCATTAACAATTATGGTTCAATTCAAGGTTATGGTGGTTCAGGTGGTGGTTATTATTCTTCAGGTGGTGCCGGTGGTGATGCCATCAATGCAAACTATGCAAATCAATCAGTAACTATCAATAATCAGAGTGGCGCTACAATATATGGTGGTGGCGGTGGTGGAGGCTCAGGTGGTCTAGGAGGTTCAGGAGGTTCCGGTGGTGCTGGAGGTGGCGGTTATTATGTTCAAGGTGCATGGAATTACCAGTATGACGGATCCAATTATTATGTTCAAAACCAATCAATTTGTTATTGTGGTTCAAGATGTGATTATGTTGTTGGTGTTTGGGGATTTGTGCTAGTTTTGTATGAACATACATGGTATACCACAGGACAAATTTGGTATCAACCAGGAACAACATATCCAGGTTATTATATTGTAGGTTCTACTGTTTGTAATACTGATTATACTTTTTCTATTGGTAAATATTACGAATATAATGTATACACCTCAGGTGGTTCTGGTGGACCGGGTGGTGCAGGAGGTGCTGGTGGCGCTGGAGGACAAGGACAAGGATACGGACAATCAAACACATCTGGTTCTGGTGGCGCAGGCGGTTCTCCTGGCGGTGGCGGTTCAGGTGGCGGAACAAACGCCGGTGCAGGAGGCTCTGGTGGATACGGTGGTTCGGGTGGCACAGGAGGTGCTGGTGGTACTTGGGGTAATGCAGGATCCGCAGGTTCAACAGGTAATTCTGGAGCTACAGGAAATACAGGAGCATCAGGAAATAATGGCGGTGGTGCAGGAGGTTCTGCTGGTTCTGGAGGTGGTGCAGGAGCTTCAGGTGGTGCCGCAGGAAGATATTTGGTAAAAGGTAGTAATTCAGTAACATTAAACAATTCAGGAACAGTCTTAGGAGGACTAGCATGAGCGATTTGAACTATACAATTACAAAGTGGGACGAAGTAAATAAAATAATAGACGTGGTTTTTGCTGATAATGGATGGGCAAACATTCATTTAAGAGAACCACTTCCAAGCAATCAAGAAGAACTTGAAAAAATAATTAGGCAATTTGCAGCTCCAATAGAAGCTATACAAGCAAGAACTAATCCTTCTGTTGATTTGGGTTACATTCAGGGTTTATTAGGAAAACAATACACAACATCTCGTTTTAGTGTGAATAATCCTAATCCTGATGTGTTGATGGGACAAGGACAAATATCACCAACACCTGAACAAATGCAACAAATGGCAAAGTTTCAAAAATTACAACAACAAAAAACAATGGGTGATTTTTTGGTAGAACAAGGCCTTCTAAAAGAAAATCCTATTACACAAGAAGTTTTGGATGCTGCTAAACCAACACCTCCTGAAGCAACACAAGCACAACCTGTAACACAAGGTATGCAGACGCTATGAGTGAAGTAAAACCTTTAATGCCTAAACACAGTTTTGTGTATGATGGCGCTCGTGTGAATATCTATCATGCGAATAAAGGTGAAGGATTACCAAAACACTCTCACACATATGCTCATGCAACCATGTGTCATTCGGGTTCATGTGCAATTCGTAAAGAAGGTAAAGAAGTAATAGTAACTAAAGAAACACAACCAATCAATTTAAAAGAGATTGAATGGCATGAAATAGAAGCATTAGAAGATGGTACAGTTTTTGTCAATATATTTTCAGATAGTAAAACCTATTGACAATTAGTTTTTAATCTGTTATAATCATATTATGTTTACATTTTGTCCACCTAAAGAATTACAAGACCTTCAATCAGAAACATTTCCCAATGGTAAAAGATTTTATACATTACCTGATGGTTCTATATTACCTTCAATTACTACAATACTTTCAGCACAAAGTAAAGAAGGTATTGCCGCATGGCGTAAAAGAGTAGGTGAAGCAGAAGCGAATAGAGTATCTGCCAAAGCCTCTGGCCGTGGCACCAGAGTGCATAATCTATGTGAAGATTTTATACAAAATAAACCTCTCAGAGAATCTATGCCTGATGCTATTGAAATGTTTAAAACAATTAAACCTGTTCTTGAAACTAGAGTAAATAATATACATTATGTTGAACAGTCTTTTTATTCTAAGAAAATAGGTTCTGCTGGTCGTTCTGATTTAATTGCTGAATTTGATGGTGAATTATCGGTGATGGATTATAAAACATCCGCAAAGATTAAATACAGAGAAAACATTCTTTCTTATTTCTGGCAATCAACTTTTTATGCATTGGCTTACGAAGAATTAGTTGGTACACCAATCAATCAAATTGTTATTATTATGGCAGTTGAAGATGAGAAGAAACCATTGATTTTTATAGAAAAAGTGGAAGACCACATAGAAGGACTAGTGGAAGCAATTGACTATTACCACAAAAACACTTGACAAAGCATAAATAATAGTTTATAATAGGTATTATTATGAAACTTAAAAAATTAATCCATAAATTATACGAAGCTTGTGTTGAGCATCATACTGAATTAGAGAAAAAAATCTACATGAAAATCATGAAGAAATCTCTAAAGAAGAAAGATAAAGCTCATACAAACTCCGTACAATAAAAATTCGTAGAAGTTGTTTGAAAGTTTGGTAAGACCCGGCTTCGATGCCGGCAGGTCCACCATAAAAGTATTTGTAAGTATTTTTATGATGGGCCTGAATTGGATTCGATTGCCTGATTAGTATAACAATGGAGAATCGGCAAAGCTAAAGCCGTAGGACAGGGGATTACCCGGTCGTAGAAGCAACACGTTTAAATGCAAACGAAGATGTATATAAACTAGCAGCTTAAGCTCTAGGGAGGTTTTGAGTGGAGCCTTCTCACCAAATTCCACTCACTCATTTTAGGATAAATGATGATAAAACAATTTAATGTGGATTATAATGATCCAAAAGATTTAAAAAAATATATTTCCATTTTACAAAAAAGAAGAAAAGAAGTATTACGAGAAATGGGTTACGATGCAACTATATTTGCAGGCTCAAAATATAGCGTGCATCAAATTTTACCTTTAATGGAAAAAATACTAAATTGTGATATATCAAACATTTACCAAGGCTTTGATGAAGAAAAAAAATATTATGTTTATGTTCATTGTGATCCTAGAAAAAAATTGGATATTAAAAATAACTTAAAACATTTATTTTTAGCTATACATTTTAATTTAACTCACCAACCAATTTATGTGGGTAAAGGTGAATCTGATAGATATTTGGATTTAAATAGAAATGATAGCCATAGAAAAATTAGAAGTCAATTATTAAAAAAGAAAACAGACTTAATACCTGTAAAAATTAAAAACGAATTAACTGAATCTCAAGCTTTTGCGCTTGAATCAAAATTAATTGATATATTAGGATTATTACCTTTATCAAAAGAAGGTATGTTAATTAACTTAGATGAAGGAAAACAAGCAAAAGAAAGAAGGTTATGTTATCCAAAAGAAACTCATAAAATATTTTTAAAAAATGGTTTTACAGTTTAAACCATATTAAATTAAACATTTTTTCAACTACCCACACCACAAAGTCAAAAGTACTTGGGTCCAAGGTCAGAACACCGACTGTAAACAAAAGGAGATATGATGTTCGCATCAAAATCAAAAAGTATTGCCGCAGTATTAGTAGTAGCCATTTTGGCCTATACAATTCCAACTGTAGCACAAAGTTATCTGGAAGACCAGATACAAACAGAAGTGTCAAAGGACTTCAACAAGCAATTAAATTGCCTTACAAATAATATTTACTTTGAGGCCGCTACAGAGCCTTATGAAGGTAAATTAGCCGTAGCACAGGTCGTATTGAACCGTGCCAATAATCCAAACTTTCCATCTACTGTATGTGAAGTTGTTTATCAAAGAACATATACACCTGCTCGAGCGATTGTTTGCCAATTCTCATGGACTTGCCTAAAGAATATGGCAGTAAGAGATAAGTATGCATGGGAAGAATCCGAAATAGTTGCTCGTAAAGCCTTGACACAAGCAAAAGTTCATGATAGAATAGCATCTACAAATGCAATGTATTATCATGCAGATTATATTAATCCAGGTTGGAATCATAACAAAGTAGTTGCTAAAATAGGAAGACATATCTTTTACGCATATGACAACTAAAGTAGAATTTAAAATTACCGAATATGGTGATGCAGGTATAATGCTTGTAAGAGAAGAATGGTATGACCCAGCAATACAAGGTTTACCACCTTCTCACTCACAAGTTATTTTGATGGGCAAAGATGAAATGAATTTATTAATGTATACACTAGGAAGTTATGCCAAATAAAGACGAAATACGTGATTTTAGTATGATGATTAAAGAGTTAGCAACCAAAATGAAAATTGGATTAATGGATGCAATCTGTCATCATTGTAAAGAAACAGGATTAGAAATTGAAGTTGCCGCTACACTTATATCATCAGCACTCAAAGCAGAAATTAGAGAAGAAGCACAAGAATTAAATTTATTAAAGAAAACATCAAAGTTACCAATATGAACAAACCTAAAATAAGTTGCATATATCTAGATTTAGATGGCGTAATTGCCAATTTTGAAAAAAAGTATAAAGAAATGTTTAGTATTCCTCCTGCTGAGGCCGAAAAAGATAAGAAGTTCGAACCATTCTTTAATGAATTTATTGCCAAGCAAGGATTTGCTACATTAGAGTTAATGCCTGATGCTATTAATCTAATGAATTATTTAAGAAATACTGGTATACCAGTTGAGATATTAAGTTCTACATCAAGTGAGCGTAGAGATGCTCAAATTCGACCACAGAAAATGAAGTGG